CGCATAAAAAGTGGTGAGTTAAAAGGGTTAAGTATTGAGGGTTATTTTGTTGACAAAATGGAAACTTTGGCAAGCACTAAAAGTAAATTAGAGCAAGTAGGCGAAATAGATGGCTTCCCTGTATTTGATAATATAGAAGATGCAGTAGAGTATGCTAAAACTTTAGGTTGTAATGGCTATCACGAACACGAATTAAATGGCGAAGTAGTATATATGCCTTGTAGTAATCACGATATACTAGATACTTTGTTAGAAATTATAGAAGATATACAGGCAAACGAAGTATGTACAAAATTAGCTAGTTATACAGACTACCCTAAAGGTGCAACGGCAAACGCAGAAAGAGCAATAATAGAAAACGAAGAAAGAGGCAACAAGTGCGCAACGCAAACAGGAAAAATAAGAGGGCAGCAAATCGCAGCTCGCCGTCCGCTTAGTTACAAAACCGTTAAACGTGTTTATAGTTATTTGTCAAGAGCAAAAACATATAACACAGGTGACTATAACGACTGTGGTACTATATCATATAATCTATGGGGTGGTGATGTAATGTTAAGATGGGCAGAACGTGTTATAAATCGTGAAAATAAAACAAAATAAAAAATATTATATTTTATATTAAGGACAATTTAAATTTAGCAAAATGGATATTAAAGAACGTATAAAAATCGCTTTAGGTTTAGAAACTGAAGAGCAAGAGGTAAAGTTAGCCTATGAAAACAAACTAGTTGACGGTACTATAATAGTATCTGATGCAGACGAATTAGTAGAGGGCATATTAGTTAATATTTTGTCAGAAGATGGCGAACAAACGCCAATGCCACAGGGTACTTACTCTTTAGAAGATGGCACAGAATTTACTGTAGACGAAAGTGGTATAGTATTAGAGGTATCTGTAGCAGAAGAAGAAGTAGAAGTAGATGCAGAAGATGACGAAGAGGACGATATGAAAAAAGATAAAGAAGAGTATAGCACAGAAACTATGCTAGCAGAGGTAGGTACTGTAGTAAAAGAATTACTAGAAGAGGTACAAAAAGATATTAGTAGAATCTCTGCCGAATTAGACGAATTAAGAGGCGAAAATTTAGCGAAAGATGAGAACATAGTAGATTTGCAAAATGAAAACCTAGAATTGTCTAAACAAGTAAAAGAATTAGGTGACGAGCCTAGTGCAGAGCCTGTAAAGGCGCACAAATTCGCAAAAAATACTACTCCTAGAGTAGAATTAAGCAAAGCAGATTATATGAAATTATCTGCTAGAGAAAAGTTTATGTATAACCTTAATAATAAATAAAAAATGAGTTTTTCAATAACATCAAATTATAGTGGTGAACACGCAGGGCAATATATTGCCGCCGCACTAAAAAGTGCAACATCACTAGAGTATTTAACTGTCTTAGAGAATGTTAAATATAAAAGAAACATTACTAAAGTTGCAGGCGCTAGCTTGATTGCAGATGCTACGTGTGACTTTACTGATGCAGGTACACTAACGTTAACAGAACGTGTACTTAACCCAAAGGAATTACAAATCAATGTTGATTTATGTAAAAAAGATTTGCTAGCAGATTGGCAAGCGGCACAAATGCAAGCAGGCGCACACAATAGAGATATGAGTGGCGATTTTACTGCGTTTGTTATATCTTACCTATCTCAAACTATTGCAGATAGCGTAGAAACATCTATATGGAACGGTTTAGACTCTAATGGTGGTGAGTTTACAGGTTTTATGCAAGCAGGTAATGGCTTGTTTGAAAACGATACAGCTATTGTAGAGGCAGACAATGCAGGTGGTGCAGGTGTTGCATTTACATCATCTAACATTATTGCTAACTTACAAGGTTTAGTAGCCGCAGTACCTAGTGCAGTATATACTAAAGAAGATTTATATCTTTATATGTCGCCTAAGTCTTATAGATTGTACATTTCTGCTATTTCTGCTTTATCGGCATTTCCTTTTAATCATATGGGGCAATATACTCCTGAGTTTGAAGGCGTTAAAATTGCAGTATGTGGTGGAATGGTAGATGATAAAATGTGTGCGGCACAAAAGAGTAATTTATTCTTTGGTACTGACTTACTTTCCGATCACACAGAGATACGTATGCTAGATTTAAGCGAGATTGACGGAAGTGACAATATTAGAGTTGTTGCTAAATTTACAGGTGGCGTACAACACGCACAAGGTGGCGACATCGTAAGATTAGACTAATACTAACACAATTAAAGGGGGCGCTAATGCCCCCTATAATTACAAAACAATTATAATATGGCTTGTGAATTAACAACAGGTAGAGCATTAGATTGCAAAGATGCAATAGGTGGCGTAAAGGCGGTTTATTTCTGCCAACTAGAAGATGCTACAATTACATCTAGTAACGGTGCGATAACTGATTTAGATTTATCGCCTGCGCAATTATATAAATACAATCTCGTAAGAGGTACGGCATCATTTACAGAAACTATTACTGCAAGTGCAGAAAATGGTACAGTATTTTATGAGCCATCTGTAAATATAAAATTGCACAAACTATCAGTAGGCGATGCAAACGAAATTAAGCTACTAGCACAAAATAGACTTTTATTATTTGTAGAAACAAATGCAGTAGATGCAAATGGTAAAAGACAAATATGGTGTTGTGGTAGTGAGAACGGAATGGAAATGACGACAGGTACTGCAAATAGCGGTGTGGCATTCGGTGATATGTCAGGTTATGACTTGACATTTGTAGGAATGGAAACTATACCTTGTTTATTTGTTAACGCATATACTAGCGTACCATTTGACAACTCAGACTTTACAGTAACAGTAACGTAATTTTCAATATATTTTAAGAAAAGAGGGCTTTTTGCCCTTTTTTTTTGACTTTTTAGTAAATAAAATACAAATTTTTATATTTTATAGTATGGTAGTAATAAATAAAAGTGTAGCTAATGTATTATTTTTTAACCTCACAAGTAAAAAAAGGTTAGCTAATTCGCCTTTTATATTTATTAAGTTTACCAACGATATGACAAAACAAGACTATTTTGTATACCCTACAGAAGTAGTAAAACCTAGATTTAGTAGTATGAGTTTTACAGAGGGTACACATATTAGTTTAGGTGCAGAGGGTTTTTATACTTATGTTATATATCAAGTTACAACAGACGATTTAAGTAACGATAGTACGCTAACATCTTCTAGAATTATAGAAAGAGGCAAGGCATTAGTTAAAGATGCAAGCGTAACAGAGGTAGCATATACCGAATACACACCTACAAGCAACAAGAACACAACAAATAGTAACACACAATATTTAAGCATATAAATTATGGCGACAAAAAATGTAGCAGACTTGCTAAACGAACAACTAGGTAAAAAAGGTACTGTAGAAGTATTTACAACTGCGGCACAAACTAGTAAAGACTTTTACGCTATTCATTTTGTAAATGAAAGCGAAATAACAAACTGTACTATAACAGGTGCAACTAACGATAGTAATTTAGATAGTAAAACTATACCTGCGGGTACTGTAATATTTGCACCTTTTACTGCAATTCAATTAACAAGTGGTTTAGCAATAGGTTATAATAACTAAGATATGAAATTAGGGCTAGGATTAGGTATAAACCAAAGAGCAGAAAACCTAGAGAGTATGTCAGGCTTTAGTATTGACAGTCTAAGCGGTTTAGTTGGTTGGTACCCTTTTAATACAGGGCATACTTTAGATGGTGATGCCTTAGTAGCTTGGGCAGATGCTAGTGGTAATAGCAGAACACTAACTAACACAGGTGCAACTAATAAACGCCCTACAGTAGAAAGTGGGCGTATAAATTGGGGTGATGTGCCTAATAGTTTTATGGATATACAAAATGGTGCTATACCAAATTCTAGGGCATTTAGTTTATTTTTTGTAGTAGAGTTTGCAGTAGCTAATGCAACTGCAATTAGTAGAATTTTGAACGGTAGTAGTAGTAGTAGTAGTACTGATACTTTTACGTGGGCTACTTTAACAAGTACACACCCTAGCCAATTATGGCAATTATTAATGGACGGTTTTGGTGATACAACTACTAGAGTATCTACATCAACAACTAACGGTAATTTAGCAAACAATACTAAAACAATAATACAATGCATCTATGGTGGTGGTAGTACAGACGGTGATAATACATTTAAAATAGATACACAAACAGGTAGTGGCTCGTTAACTAATTGCATTACTTTGTCTAAAACTAACAGTAACGATGAAACGTTAGATTTTAACGCAGTAGGTTTAAATAGTTCTTCACAATATATACACGGTTATGTTGACGAAATAGTAATATTTAATAGAAAATTGAATACAGAAGAGGCAACAGAAGTAAGGACAGATATGATTAGTAGAAACAATATGTAATGGCTAGAGAAATTTTCACAGGAACACAGGCAGAATGTAACGCAGTTATAGCAAAAGTTAATACTGCACTAGGATATAGTGGTGGTACAAGTATAGATACACCATACGCCATTGATGCAACTAATGATATATACGAAGTAATTGTAATAACAGGCACACAAAAAAATGCACTAGATACAACTGAGCAAAACAAAGTATTAGCAACTAGAAGTTTTGAGAATGAAGATAAAGAACGTGCCAAACTATTAGCTAAAATTGAAGAGGCAGATAGCAATTATAAAAAAATAACTAGGATAGACTTAGGTATACCACGAGGTGCAGTTTTAGCAGATGGCGGTGGCACTTGTGATGTTAGCGCACGTATTACACCTGCTGATGCTACAGATAAAACCGTTTTTCATTGGAGTATAGATAATAGTAGCTATGCAACATTACAAAATACTACAGGTAGCGTTTGTACTGTAACATCAGGTAGTAGAACAAGAGGCAGAACAGTTACTATACAATGCAATACAACAGATGGTAGTAGGGTATTCGGTACAATTCAATTAACTATACAATAATGAAAGAAAGACTAATAAATGTAAATCTTACAAACGAAGTACAACCTAAAAGCGTAGAAATAAATGGCGTAGATTGGATTGGTTACGGTGACGGTGAATATAAAAACAACTACCCTCAGTACATAATAGATTTATATAACAATAGTGCGACTAATTCTGCTATAATTAACGCTACTGCATCTATGATTGCAGGCGATGATTTTTTAGTAGAGGAAACAGACGATTTACAACAGTTTGTAGCACTTAAAAAGCTATTAGCCGCAGTAAACGGTAAAGAAAGCGCACACGAATTATTTGTAAAGTTAGCATTTGATTTAAAACTACAAGGTGCATACGCTATCAATGTTATATGGAGTAAAGACAAAACAAAAATAGCAGAGTTACACCACGTACCTGTTGAACAAGTAAGAATTGGTACACCTGACGAAGAGGGTAACGTACCTTGTTATTTTATTAGTTCTGATTGGGCGCAATATCGCAAGAAAGAATATGCACCTAAACACATAATGCCCTTTAATATGATGGATAGAAGTGAGGGTAGCCAATT